GGCCGTGGTGTGGGTCCAGTAATAGACGATTGCTTACCACCCCCAAAAATACTTTTGTAGGTATCTTGGAAGGTGCCAACTTTACCCATACCTTGTGCTAGGCCATAACCACCAAGACCAGCTTGTAATGCGCCCGAAACGCCACCGGCTGACAAGCCAGAAGCGACATTCAAACCGCCTAGACCTGTTGTCAGTGCGTTACCGTACTTCATGCCATCGAAAGCACCCATACCAGCAAGACCGCTACCTATAGCTAGGCCAGCCCGTACTTCGTCCTTCCCAAGGAAGTTTCTAATTTTCTTAAAGATGCTCATGGCTATCTACCTCTATTCTGCTGAATTCTTCCAGACCTACCGCGACCTTTACCTCCACCTAAACCTGATACATTCAACTCATCAGACATAGCGAGAAACGGGAAATCATTTGTAGTTACGCCGTACACATCTGACCCCGGCAAACGCTTGCGGCGTAGCAAGCCTGTTGCGGCGGTGTCTGGTATCAAACTCCGATTATTAATTGGCTGAGATATGTTTTGTGGTGCGGTCACGCCGCCTGTATTACCATCACCGCCTGTGTCTTCCGTAAACACTGAACGGTTCCGCGCTCTACTATCAGAAAGCTGTGGCAAGAACCGGTTTAAATCTACTCCAACATAATCTAGACCGCTAATACCAAGACCGATAGGCACACCCAACACTTCACCAACTGTGCCAAAGATACTCGCAGTGTCTTTGTCTAACTGGGCATTTCTTAAATTATTGGCTGTGCCACCAAAACCCAGTGCTGTGGAAAATGCGCCAGCCGGTGCAAAGAAACTAAACGCTTTACCTAAATCACTTCCAAGGAAACCTTTACTACCGCCCTCTACCATAAAGGAACCGGTTTGTGGGTTGTAATCTACAATCTGTTGATTGCGAACTACGGCCTGACCGCCTAATTTCTGGTCGGCTCTACCTATTTTAATATCAGGATTAGCAGAAAATATTTGAGACAGATTAACCATCTGCGCTCTAGGGTTCATGTTTTCTAGACCCGGTACGCCATATTGTTCGCCTAACTCTTTCATACCGGCTTTGTCTAGTAAACCAAACGCACCACTCTCGCTTGCCATCAAACCGCTATTGGTAGTGTCGAATGCTCTTTCCTTAGAAGGGTTTGATTCACCACTGCCCTGATAAAACTTTCCGGGTCTGTTACCAATGCTGGTGCCGGGTATCAAAGCCGGTTGAATACCGGTTACGTTGGTCGCATAATCACCGCGTCTGTCCAGACGTTCCTGAAGGTCTTGCTGACGCTGACTTCGCTCAAGGCTCTGTGAAGGTATCTCACCAAACTCTACATCGCCGTTTACGCCGCTTTCAAACGCCTCGTTTGCAAAACCCTCGGCTTGTGCGCCAGCGGCACCGGACACGCCGCCTGTTAGAGTGCCTGATGTATTATCAAAAGACCGCTTGGCTATAGAAGGTGATGTGTACCCAGCCTGACCAATGACTTGTTGGGTCACGCCTTGAATAACAGAGCCAACACTACTGCCTTGATTGGCGGTGCCGCCTTGTGCGGTAGCAAACGGGTCTGTGCCTGTGTTTAGGAATGTCGCAATCTGTCCTACAGATGCGCCTTGGTCAGCCATACTCCGTGCATAATCTACTTCTGATGTTGTAGCGTTCTGTAATGCGTCATAGTTATTACCGGGTTGACCTGAACCAGAACCTGATGTCCAACCGATTGCCGCGTCTGCCGCTGTAGAACCTGTTTTGGAAACACCATCTACGCCAAAGGTAGTACCGCCAGACGAACCGCTATTGTCATCATTCCCGCTGTCACTAGAGCCGCCGGAACTAAAGTTATTGTTGCTACCGGTGCTAAACTCACCACTATCTCCAACACCATAGGGGTCATCAACACTAGAGCTACTACCACCACCGCCGCCGCCGTCACTACTAAAACAAAATATCTTGGATTGAATAGGGTCCAGCACATCAACACAGTCTGTCAATGTGATACCATCTCTATAAGGATTTATCTTTTGTAACATGCTCAAACGCCATACCTAACTTACGTATAGAACCATCTGGATATCTTCGGACCCAGTAAGCCCTATCTGTATTGAAGCTGGGAGCAATCGGTGTAAGATACTCTCGTACCCATCTACCAAGTGTTCCAACATCTCCGTATGGCGCAATTAAATCCATTATGTATATCCGCTCTCCGCTCTTCCAGTCCGCTGGCTGTAGTTTGCGTGTACGGTTTAAAAATGAATTTTCAGCCTCGTAAGACAAAAAAGCCCAACTTATAAACCCAATGACCTTGCCGTCCCTGTAGAACAGTCGTGCTAGGTCCATCTCCATCGGCACAATAAACAGACGTTGTATGTCTTTTATGTACCAGTTTCTGTGCAATTCAGAGCGGAGACAAAGCTCTGTAATGTCACCTAATACTACATCATTTTTTATCTCTAGGCTAGACATAGACATAGACATAATTATTTAATGTCAACCACTAATGCAAAGTCTAGAATTCTTAAATCACCAACCACACTGTAACCACTTGAACTGGATGTTGTGCTAAACCTCAAGGAGATAGCTTTGGCTCTGTGTGGAATCGGAATATCAATTGGTCTGGTCTGGTCACCACTAATACCGGCGGTTGACGCGAAGCTATCTGCTTCAGGACGGACTGTTGTAGACTGTAAGTTATTATTGTCTTGGTCAAAGACTGTGACTGTAAAGTCGGCAGTGCCTACTGCTCTAATAATAAGACGCTTAAACATCTTGTACTGGTCTGGTGTATTCAAACTTAACAGCGGTGTACGGATACTCATATCAGAACTGCTCGGCTTAGAAGCTCTGGTTAAATCTTGGCCATCACCTGTACCGTTGCCCCATGTGCCAACTTGTAGAGCAGAAATCTGTGCGCTTGTATCTGGCCTCGCAAAAAATGAAGCACATGAAATGTTTGTGCCGGGTGAGAAAGAGAAAGACCTAAAACCGCCGCGACCAACGCCGGGTTCATAAGTAAATGTCAAACGGTCAAATGTTTCAGATGGTGTGGGACCACCGATGTCACGCGGAAAGAAAACATGGTATTGCCCCAGTTCACCATCCCAAACAGCATGGGGTTCTTGTCTTTCACCTGTGGTTGGGCAAGCCTGTACGGCTTCCTGAAACTTATCCTGTATCTCTCTAGATAACATAATTGTTTCAAGTGTAAGTCCTGAAGCCGCACGTCTCAGACTGTGGACACCAAAACGACTACAAAAGAATACATCTGTGCCTACGTTTACTGCCGTGTTTCTGCCGAAGATACCGATTGGCACTCTGAAGTCTCTGGCGATTTGCCACTGGTTGATGTTGGTATCCGCAAGATAGACCAGAGTTTCGTTCTGACCGAAGACAACCAGTTTGTCTCCTTCAAGAACCGCCAAACCTTTAATGACATCATTACTGGAAAACTGGTTCTTAACGTCCAGTATGAGGCCGTCTGTGGCGGCAGGAGTTGTACCGCCCGATGTATTAGTACGCCAATCATCAAAACTATCCTGTACACTAATGTGGATTTCCGTGGGTTTATTGGGTATCCCTGCGACAGCCAGTCTGTTTAATATGTTGACGGCATGACCCCCGTCTGGGTAACGACCAAGAGAACTTGCGTTGGTTGTGGTAGCACTTTGCCAAGCAGTCCCGTCCCAATACCTTGGAACGTGTCCTTCCATAAAAGAAAACTGTTTCTGGTCAAAGTTAACAATACTTATTGGAGTAATAGCCGCTGTAGTAGCGAGAAACATGTTGCTAAAAATAACATTGTTAGGGGCGCGGCCATCAATATTTGTGCCGTCATATTCATATTTAAGTACAACATCAGAGCCATAATGAGCGATATTGTATATCTCACCACTGCCCTGACCAGTATTATCAACGCCGGGTCCTCTTATAATCTGGCCACGAAAATCTACATATGCGCCATCCAGTTCAACAAAGAACCTCTCAGACATATTTGTAGGACTGGTTACTGTGTCCAGACCAATAAAACGATTATAAGGAAATAAACGCCTAGCCATTAGGTATACTCGTTAATCTCAACCTCTAGATTTCCTTGAATATTAATCACGGAACCTAACCAGTTGTTTAATGTGTTCAGATAAATAGAGTTCTTTAACTGTATTAAACCAGTGTTATTAGTATCAATGTCATCTACGGCGTAATATGCTTTCAAACCCTCAATAAGAACTTCATCATCAATGGGTCTGGTGTTGGTAATTGCTTGATATCGTTTCAGCCTCACCTTGTATGGGTGTGATACAACCGCGTTTGAGACCGTTGTATCTGCTTCATCAGCCATCAGATAAGTCCCACTCACGGTGGAACCCCCTGAAGTTTTTGGTTTGACAACAAAAGAATACAAGTCTGAACCACTATGACCGGCACCCGCTACCTTAACCGGTGTGTATGTACCAAATGTAACGGTGCCAGAAGCTATAGTGAGTTCATTAGAACCGGCTGTCATAGAACCTGTTTGGTCATCATATGAATTGTCTAGCAAGTCTAGAAAGGTTGGATGTCTATTGATGTCTGCAACAATACGATTTGCGTAGTTCAGAAACTTTTTTTCTTCCAATGCCCTCAAGACGGCGGGGCTGGCCTCACCATTTTCTTTGAGCATGTCATCAACTAACTCAGAGAGTGTTGAGAATTGACCTGTGCCGGAACCAGAGGGATTGAAACTTGACATGTTAACCTACCACTACTTCTTGGATGCGTCCCTGTCTGAAAAATACATGCTTGCGAAGATAGTCTGCGGCATCAGGTTCTACGGCGGCTTTGCCTTGCTCAAACCTAATCTTATGGGGACCGGCATCTACATCTATGCTGGAACGTCCGTTAAACTGAAAAAATATCAAATCTTTATTTGATTTCTTGGCTTCCTGAAGCTCAACCAGCTTTGGGTCATCTTTCATAGAAACCATTTTCCCATCAACTGTGACCGCATCCTTTTCCATGAAGATGTGGTTTTTGCGATATAAATGATGTCGCTCAACTTGTTCAGCCAGTTTTGGGTCCACTGCGAGTACGCCGCCTTCAAACTTATATACTTTGCCGTCTATACTTATCTCCATATTTGGACGCTTCGCATAAAACTTTACTTTCTTCGCTGGCATTACTGTCTCCTGTCTAAGTAAAAGAACCGCCTACAGAATAATCTCTATAGGCGGTTCTGTCTAGATTTTACTGTTAATCCGTGTCTGGATTAAGCGGTTGCATTCCAGCCAGTGATGACAGCGTGTGTCTTCTCTTGCAGAATTTCCAGACCGGATTCGGTCAGGTATTCATCAATCACGCCATCTACGCCGTTACCCTGACGGTCCTTCAAAAGCTGTGTATCATCTACATAGCGATAGCGAAGGTCCTTAGTGTCAAGGATGATTGCGTCTTTTTCAGCACCCGGAATTTGACGGAACATTGGGTGAGTTTTCACCTGAAGTGTTCCAGCAAAAGTATTATAGGTGGTGAACATCACACCGTAGGCATCGCCAGTACCAGTTGAATTAATCTGGTAGCGGTTCTTTGCCAGCTTCTGGAGATGGTCAGCTACCTTCCAACCACAGAGCATTAGCTTTTCGGAAGAACCGAAAGCAAAGGCTTTCTCTGCGAGGAACGCATCAAACTCAGCTTCAGTAAGCACACCAGCGTTTGCGTTTGCGGCGGCATCTTCTACGTTAGTAGTGATGGAGTTCATCAGGCCGTCTGTGTAACGCTCTGGGCGACCAGCAGAACCGGTGATGATGTCCTTCTTGCCAAACAGCATCGCACGTTCCATACCAACCATATGCTCCTTCAGAGCATCGCGAGACTTCTCAAGGTACTGGTCACCAGTACGGAAGTTCGTGTGCATCGCAGTACGTGTGATGCTGTATGGAGTACGGAAGATTTGGCAGAAGTTCTCAGTGCTTGCGGCATCGTATGAGATGCTGTCTGGAACGTCCGCGCCTTCAGCGTTGGCATTACCAATCATAAAGAAGATATCACTGGCAGTAATTGAAGCACCAGTACCACCATTACCCACACCGCGAGTTACGGTCAGAGTAGTGGTTGATGGCTTTGCAGTTACTTTGACAACCTCACCAGTTGTGAAGTTTCTCATCAGCATACCAATACGAATGAAAGTTAAATCAGCCGCAGAAGTTGCAGTCAGAGTAGTAGCAGAAGCAGAGCCTGTGCCAGAGTGAGTGAAACGGAAATCCGGTAGGTCCTTACGGAAGTTGTGGAATTCCGGGTCATCAGTTGCTTCGGAAGGAAGCATCGAAAGAATTGCCGTCAGCGGGGCCGAACCATTCGGCTCCAGCATCAGGTACTTCTCACGATAGTTTTCAGGGCGATGGTCAGCGGCGAAAGAGCCGGTGCCACGCATACCGAGAGTAGCCATAATTATTACCTCATATAGCCAGAGTTAAAAGGGGTTCGCCTCTCTGAAAGCTCCGTCTAGTCATTGTTCAGCTAGTTTCCTTTTGGTCTTGGCCTACACAACGCCATTTGGTTGGCATTCATCAAAGTCAACTACATAATAATATAGACATAGACACAAATCAACTGTTTATGTCTATGTCTATGTCTGTTCTGTGATAGGTGATTTGTAAGGTACTCGTCTTCTTCTGTTTCTGAGACGCTTAAAATCAAACCACCTACGCTTTCGCACTTCTAGAGAAGGTCAAGCATTTGGTCATTAAAGCTACGAGAAGGTGCGGCTTGACCCGGCTCGTCTGAACCACGACTTGCTACAGTCTCACCACCGGCTCTCGCAATATCTTTTTCAACCTGTTGCTTCATTTGAGCTTGTTCAGCCGCGTTACGACTACCGCTGGCTATAGCGTGATAGTCACGAATAGACTTATCAATAGCTGATGGATTAGTAGCAATCGCATCCTTATATCCGGGGAAAGTCTGCTCTTGCATCTCTACCCAAGAGATATAATCATTGAAAGTCTGTTCATCATCTATGCCAAGTTCCTGTGCGGTAGCAGATGCTTGAGCGTCAACAAGAGTTTGCTGTGATTGCATAGCCGCTTGCTGTTGTTGTTGCTTGAACATGCTGACATCTTCCATCAAGGTCGGCAGTACGGTAGCCGCTTGCTCAATAGCAGAAGAATATTTGAAGATGTTTGCCATTGATTTGAAAGCCGCATCTGTTGGCTGTAGACCATTCTCTTCAAAAAATTCTTGGGCCGCTTGTGTAGCTTGCTCATCAGACTGCACATTTCTCTGCATTACGCGGGGGTCTGACTTGGCTTCAGCTACGGCGGGGCTTTCGGCTGGTGCCTCGGACTGGCCCTGCTGTGCTTGAAGCATCTGCAACATACCTTCACCCATAGCATTAGCTATTTGATTTGGGTCTGTAATACCGGTTTGCTCTTGCACACGTCTAGCAAGTTCCATGATTGGGCCATACTTACTGTCCATGCTCTTGAACTGCTGAAGCATAGTGATAGCTTTTTCTTCAGGGATTTCTTCTTCCTGACCGCGATACTTAATCTTGAGCATTCTAGAAATAGTATCAGCTTCTACATCACCCATGTCTTGAGCGTTTGCATCACCGGCCTCTGCGCCAGCCCTTGGGTCTGGGTTATTTGTTACTTCAAAATCAAAATCTACAGGCATTCTCTCGTTGGCCTGTAGTCTTTCTGCCGCTGAAAAACCTGTCTTATCAG